TGCTGTTCTTGGTAATCGAATGGAGATCATTACAACCAAGGATGGGCTGAAGTATCTTTGGTTAAACCGTGCGTCGTTTGCTGAGTGTTTCCGATGTCTCTTATTCTGGTAACCAATCATGACGATCGAATTTTTGATACGCATACTCACGAATCGGCTTACACGATTACGAGACTCCAAGATTCAAGCGGAAGCTAACGGAGACTTGGAAAGAATCGTCGAGCTGGACTTAGAGATTAACGAAACGCAAGCGACACTCACGCAGTTAAGCAGCCTGTAAGGGTAACTGATGCTTTTAACCCTTCTCTCACCGCAGACGGCAGCAACACCAAGCGGAACGCTTGCAAAGACGCTGGACAGTGCAACGCTATCTAGTTCTGGAACTTTAAGTGCTGGTGCAACTGGCACGCTGACAAGCACGCTGGATGCTGCAACATTAGCTTCTAGCGGCACGGTCGGAAGTGGGGTAACAGCAACAGTATCGGTTACGCTAGCCGATGCAACGTTGTCGGCTTCTGGAACGCTTGCTGCTGGCTTGAGCGGAACTGTAACTAGAACACTCGATAATGCAACGCTATCCTCAACAGGTGGTGCGGCTGGTTCCGTAAGCGGTTCGGTATCGTCAACACTAGCGGCTGTTACTTGCTCGGCAACCGCAACGCTTACGGCTGGGCTAAGTGGTAGCGTCACAAGAACACTCGCAGCCGTTACTTCGTCGGCAACTGGCACACTAAGCAGCGGTGCATCAGGTAGCGTCACACGAACACTCGCAGATGCTACGCTAGTATCCACTGGTTCTTTCAGTGCTGGCCTAACAGCACAAGTCAACCGAGCACTCGACTCGTGCGTTGTATCGTCGTCTGCTACAGTTGCAAACGGTGCTACTGGAACTCTATCGGTTCAACTTGCGTCTGCAACTTTGCAGAGTGGTAATGTTGCTTTAGGTGGCTTCCGGTTGAAGGTTGCGGGTGAGTGGAAAGATGCGATGGCTTTTGTTAAAGTAACCGGCACTTGGAAGAGTGCGACACCGTTCGTTAAAGTTGGAGGTGTTTGGGAATGAGCAGAAAAATAAGTCAGGTAAAACCATGCCAGTGAAAGACACAATTCAATCACGACGAGGTAGCTCTGCACAGTGGAGTGCGGCAAATCCGATACTTGCGGACGGTGAGATCGGCTACGACAGTACGGCGAAGCAGATGAAAATTGGAGATGGGGTGACGGCTTGGAATTCGTTGACGTACCTTGGTACGAGCTCAACGAGTTTTTTAGCGTATCTGCAATCCCTCCCAACAACCGAACCATTAACACCAAACATGCCTTGGTGGAACAGCAATGTTTTAAATAGAAGTGCTGTTGCAGTTGGATTCACTTTCCGTCGTCCTGGCGGAGTTGATTCGTATATTCGACCATCTTCTGGAACCTATTTGAGAGCTTAAAATGCCAGACGTAACAGTATCAGCGGACGTAGATGCATTCATGATCGCGGCAAACCAAGCAGCCATGCGGACTGCTATAGGTTTGGGGTCAGTGAATAATACTGCGGACACGGCGAAGCCAGTTAGTACAGCAACGCAAACAGCGTTGGATTTGAAGGCGAATCTAGCTAGTCCAGCGTTGACTGGCACACCAACAGCTCCGACAGCAAGCTATGGCACAAACACTACACAAATTGCGAGCACAGCTTATGTACGAACAGAAGTAGATACTCGACTTGCTGCGATGGTGCAGCTTTTCAAGTACCGAAATGTTCGCGTCTCGTCCACAGCCAGCATCACTATTGGCTCGTTCAGTGTTGCTACTCCCATTGATGGGGTGACGCTGGTTATCGGTGACAAGCTATTGCTTCGGCATCAATCAACGGCGTCACAAAATGGTATTTACTTCGTCACTCCTATTGGCGGGTTAAGTCGAGCTGAAGACGGTGACGCATGGAACGAGTACCCAGGCTCTTTAGTGTCAGTCAATGAAGGTACGACTAATGCGGACACTAGATGGTTCTGTACTTCGAATGACGGCGGAACGCTTGGTACGACTGACATTACCTATGTCGATGCCAGTGGTAGCGGTGGCGTTTCAGACGGCGACAAGGGCGATATTGCCGTCTCTGCTTCTGGAACTGTATGGACAGTCGAAAAAGGACTAGTGAACGTCTTCGCTTCACTGCTTGATGTGACTGGAGTCAAATCCGGTGATCTTGTGATTATCACGGGTGACAAGGCTTACAGAGCAACAGGCCCATCGTCCTTCGTTCCTGTAATCGCAGACCCATCGACACATACGCACACGACGTCTGGCATAGTTGACGACGCAGTCACTTACGCCAAAATGCAAAACGTCTCGGCAGCAAGCAGGCTAATCGGTCGAGGTTCGGCAGGTGGTGCAGGAGATCCGCAAGAGATTTCGGTCGGATCTGGTTTAATCATGAGCGGAACAACGCTATCAGCTTCAGCAGCGGGTTTGGCAGAGCCGCTAATAATGCCGTCCACTGTCATGCCAGCGTTGGAAATAGACGTTACGAAATTTGTCAACACCAAGACAATTTCAGCAAATTCCACAATGACTTTTAGTAACGCAACACCAACGGCAGGGACGCGAACGGAAGTTAGAGTAACAACTGACGCAACGGCAAGAACGCTGACGATTCCATCGAGCTATTCTTTTGCAAGAAATTCGCTGATAACAACGATATTGATTCCAGCGAGTGCAACAGCTTCGTTGTCGTTCGAATACACCGGAAGCCGTTGGGAGGTCTACGGCGATCCTGTAGAAACTACTGGTACTGGAAGCTATGTGTTGGCAACGAGTCCAACGCTAGTTACACCAGCATTAGGAACGCCATCAAGTGGAGTGCTTACAAACTGTACTGGATTGCCTCTAACAACAGGAGTCACTGGTAATCTTCCGGTTGCTAACCTGAACTCAGGAACATCAGCGAGTGCTTCGACTTACTGGCGAGGTGATGGTACTTGGGCAACTCCAGCGGGTGGCGGCGGGTCTGGCGACATGCTGTCTGTCCTCACAGCAGCAGAAATAGCTATTACCACAACCGCAACGCTTACAATTGACCGCATGCACGTTTGCAGCGGCACGAGTGCTGACTACACCGTTACGCTTCCAGCCGTATCAGGCAACACTGGACGATTTATCGGCATTCGCATGGCACCTGGATTGACTAGGTTAGTAACTGTCGACGGAAACAGTACCGAGCTTATCGACGGTTCGCAGACACGAGTGATGTGGGCCAATGAAACGGCAATTCTGTTTTGCGATGGAACTTCATGGACGAAGGTGTCCGGGAAGACGGTACCGTTAACGTGTGCAATGCGACGCAACTCTCCCCAAACTATCAACAATGCGGCTGTAACGAAAATTGATTTAAACCAAACGGTGTCCGATCCGTCTGGTTTTATGGCTTCCACGGGTTCAAGCCGAATCAATATAGTTCGTCCGGCAAATTATCAAGTCACCGCTGGAGTGAGATGGGAATCGCTAGGTAGCAACATAAGCAGGCTAGAAGGCTTTGCTGGACTCAACGGAGCAGGGCAATTTGCCTTCGTCGAAATATCTGGTTTGGCCGGGTGTGAGCCATACGCTATCGGGATGGAATTACTTGCGTTTTCTACTTCTGATTATGTCGAGTTGTTTTGCTTTCATAATCGTGGCTCTGCGTTAAGTGCTAACGGTCATGCGTCTAACCAATCTCCTATCCTGCAAGTCATGGAGGTCCCACGATGGTAACACGAAAACCAAGTTCGATCGTTTCGCGAAACGCAGGAGTTGCACCTAGCAGAACTTTGCTCAACGCGAATACAGATTTTACTTTTCTCGGCAGGTATACACTTGCTCAGTATGGTGGGTTTAACTCAACGGACATGTGGTCAATGGGCCTTACCCATAGATACGTCGATGGCGTGTTTCGCTTGGTGTGGATTGGAAACAACGGAAACGGTTCACCGGCAGCGAGCTACCAGCCAATCCGCCAAGGAACGCTCCCAGGGTCGTATGGAAGCAATATTAATATCGTAGCGACCCATAATAACACATGGCCATCGGGCGGATTCTACGGGCTAGGTTCCTGGCATTCATTATGGTGGGATGAAGCAAATCAACTCCTCTGGTCTTCTAGCGGCATCGACTATCCAACAACAACCGAAGAGAGGCAACTAACCGCTTGCTTCATGGGTCGAAAAATCGGAAACACTAGCGGAGACTGTTTCGACTATACGGGTTGGCATGGTCTGTATGGTCGTCAACAACGAAGCGTTATGGGCAAGATGGGACGAGTGCCAACATGGGCGCAATCTGCATACGGAATGAAGAGCCACATCACTTTAAGCGGTGGCTATGCGTCTATCATGGCTTCGGGAGTTTCCTTAGGTCCAAGTTTCTACAGTTTCGACGATCCAGCCGGGTTTACTTCCTCCAATACGTTTTGGACCGTTGCACCCACAATACCCGAAGCGTCAGTGCAGAGACTAGCGGATTGCACGTCAGGCACAACTTCGACAGATTGGTACGCGGGAGGATATGCAAGTCGAGTGCGGGAAAGAGGATGCAGAGTCACTAACGTGCTAAACGAGTACGATGCGGGTGGATGGCTTTCGAAGCCTGACTTGCAACCTCCAGGAGATCCAGATGGATGGAATCGATGGGTGTGGGGAGATACGTTCGGTGGTAGTGGTAACTGGATAGATAACAACGCTGGCACTAGAAACAAGCACGGTGTGGTGATGATACAGAAACTATCTGCCGTTCGAGCTTGGTATCAAGGATCACAATTAAACACTACTGGCATAGCGTTCGAAATATGTGTCTACGATCCTGCCGATATGTACGCAGTGAAGCAAGGAACACTAGACGCTTGGAAGATTCGACCGAAGTCAATAGCTGTAATCCCAGAGTCTCACATAACTCCAGACTCGAATTTGTTCCAGTTCTACACCGAGCCTTATCTCGCTGCAACGTTCGATGATGTCACTAGTAGACTGTACATGCTGACGGGTGATCTAAACGGAAGGGCTAGCATCTCAGTCTATCAGGTGGCAACGTGATGCGAGTCTATCAGTACGCGGTGGCGGTGTGATATGGCAAGACCGAAGCTAAAAATCGATAAGGAAGCCTGGTTGAAAGCGATCGACGATAACGCTGGAGAAGATTTTTTCCGAGCAACCTGTTAATCAAGTGGACGGATCAACATAACATCCCCCCATGCCAAAAGGTACTTCCGTGCATCAATCAATACCAATCGCGACCGAAGGCCGCAAAAAAGATACATATAGTTCCAAAAAATGAAATTCTGCACGGGGTAGGGGGTAGTGCATAATCAACTTAAAAAAGACCTTGCTTTGAACAGGCGAGCAGTTCGTGAAGGATGGGATTACGACCGACAAAAGATGTCGCAGGAGCTTGCTTCAATCGTGGAGTTGCGAGATCCAGAGTTGACTATTGAAGTAGCAAAGATATTCCTGATCGCTGATTCGGTTGCAATCAAGGAAGAAGAAATTGAACTTAAACGAGAAAAAATAGAATTAGAGAAACGTCAGTATGACGACAAACTCAGATTGCGGCTCATTGAACTTGCTACTTCCGCAGGACTTATTCCAGATTCTGGAGTCGGGACTGTCAAGGCAAATATCGCAAGTGAAGGCAGAAGCGAAACCTGACCTAGAAGGCGTCGATATTCGCAGGATGCGAAAGAAGCGGTCTAGCGAAAGCGAAATAAAGATTCGCGAACCGAAGGACATGAAAAGGCGAGAAAGGTGTTTGCAAGATCCAGAGCTGTATCTCCGAACGTACTTCGATCGCATTTTTTACAATCCTTTTGCCGATCACCATAAGCGAATGATCCAGGCTATTTACGATAGAGCGTTTAGTGGTGGAGATAAGGCGATTGCAGCCCCGAGAGGTGATGGAAAATCCCAAATAACGATTTGTATGGTGATTTACTGTTTTCACGCCACGCAACTTAATTTCCCTGTTATTATCGGACAGACTTCACCTAAAGCTAGAAAGCTGTTTTCACAAGTAAAAAGCAAATACGAGAACGCAGAAAAGTACGAAAAATTCTCAGGTGACTTTCCGGAGGTGTGTGATCCAGTTGCGGCGTTACGTGGTGCACCTCAACGTGCACCGCACTTGTGGTACTGGAAAAACGGTGTTCAGACTCTAGTCAATTTGCAATGGAAACAGGACGTTATTGTTCTTCCGACAATCGAACCTGAGTGGGGTAATTTGTCTAGCGGAAATCGTCTTGTTTACTTTGGTCTCGACGGAGCTATACGTGGTGAGGGCTTTGAAGAAATGCGTCCTGATCTGGCGATTATCGATGATCCAGAATCGAGAGAAGTAGCGTTTTCACCAACGAACAGACACGAGGATATCGAGGATATGATAGACGGAGACGTTGCAGGACTCTCTGGACCTAATAAGCGAATATCTAGAGTTGTTTTGACAACAATTCAAAATCGCAAATGCTATTCTTACCGAGTGACATCTAGAAAGATAAAGCCAACGTTTGACGGCGATCGATACGGCATCCTATCAACATGGCCAGAGAACGAAGAACTTTGGGACGAATACATTGCACTTCGCAAAAAAGCACAATCCGAAGGTGACAAGGACGGCAAACTAGCTACGCAGTTCTACCGAGACAACTATGAAGCGATGAATCTCGGAGCAGTCGTCACGAATCCTCACAGGTTCGTTTCGGACTTAGATGAGAACGGCAACCAATTAGAGCTCGATGCGTTGCAGGCTTTTTATAACAGAGTATCAGACTGGGGATTAGATCGTGTCTTGGCAGAGCTCCAAAACGAACCAGCGGAAGAGGAAGAACCGGAAGGACTAGGTTTACTACCTGGAACAGTCGCAGCTCGCATGAGCGGTTTAGCACATGCCGAAGTTCCAGCAGGCTCGCGGATCTTCTTCGGCTGCGACGTTGGTAAATACAAACTCGATTGGGTAAAGATCGCTTTCCACGGCAACTGCGTAGGTCACGTAATTGACTACGGAGAATGGAGCGTCATAGGCACCGACACACGTAGCAGCGACGAAGCGACCGAAATAGCGATCCTACGAGCACTCCACGAGCTCAGACGGTACGCACTAGCACAGAACCGACCAGAGTTCGGCTTTGTAGACTCGGGCGATTTTACCAATGCAGTCTACGAGTTCGTCCGTCAAACAGGTGCACCATTCGTAGCTTCGAAAGGCCACGACGATGGACGCATGAACTACGCGGGCGAAAGTTCCGAGAAGCGGCGATTCTTCGACGAGTGCAGAGCGGATTTTCAGTTAGAGCAGCGTCTGTGGTTGTACCACGTAAACGCACATAAATGGAAAGCTGAAGTGCAGCAACGCTTCGCAACGAACACATTCGACGAAGCCCACACATTCAACGACGGGAGTTTATCGGTATGGAGTACGAAAGATCCGAAAGAGCACTTGCAATACGCTCAGCAGATTTGCGCGGAGGAACGGCAGGAGGTATTTATCGAAGGGAAAGGATTACAAAAAAAATGGGTCGTGAAAAGTCGAAACAATCACAAGCTAGACGCGACAGCTCTAGCGATTTGCGCAGCAGCTTGCATGGGGATCAAGGTGATACCGCGGCAGCAACCGATACGGCAGCAGATTCGCAAGCCAGAACCGAAACCGTTCACGGACCAATATGGTCGTCCGTTTCTAGCGAGCCAGCGGTGACAGTACCGATCGAATCGTACACGCAGACACCGGAACCAAAAGACGATCCCTTTGTTGTCGTGTCGTATCTGGAAGTTCCTTTGCTGCAAAACATCTTCGACGGATACTATAGTGAGCGAGTTGATTGCCGTCTGGATTCTAACCAAAAAAAGACATTACGTTATCTGCAGTTTGGATTGCAGGCACGCTACGCAAAGCTGAAGAACGGCAAGGAAGTAGCGAATGGTCAGGATGCGATCAAGTGGCTACTGGAGAACCTGTAGAATCGGCAAAACCGTTTTTCCGCAAACGGTAACAAAATAGGTGCTATGGCATATCGTTTTTGCATGCCAGCACCAACAATCGATGAAGTCATCGACGCTCTTCTAGACAACGCAGACTTTGAAGCGGCTCAATCCGTTTCGAAAGCAGCTTCGTTTGTTACTGCGGCAACTCAATACTTTATCCTGACACCACAGAGCCAGTCTGACCAAGGCTCGTCGATGGCGATCAGTGCAACGCAAATCGAGAACTTGCTTAATAGGGCTCGTGCGTTTGTATCTGCGAATAGGACTAACTCAGGCAGTGCCGTTCGATTTCTTTCTGTCTCTGGAGGATTCCGGTGATTAAGAAAGGACCGACTAGCCTGCAATCTGCATTCGATAACATCCGAGCTGACTATGAAATGAGTCGGACGAGTCGATTCGTTCGGCGCAGGACCGGAGTAGCCCCACAAGGAAGTGGTCCTGACTACCATTTTCGCAGCGAGTCGAAATACTACGATGCAATTGAGCAAGCACGCGACATGGACCGCAACGATGCTGTAATCGGTATTCTTGCCGATCGCCGAGTTGATAACATCGTTCAAAGTGGTTTTAAGCTAGACCCCAAAACCGGCGACAAAGGTTTAGACCTAGAATTATGGAACCGATGGACTGAATACGCAAACGATCCTGAGAAATGCGACATCGCAGGCGAATCGACTTGGGCTGAAATCGAACGCTACTGTGCTAGAGCGGAATCGATCGATGGTGATATTGTCATCACAGGAACTAGAGAGGGTTCGTTTCAGGTTATCGAGTCTCATTCCATCCAGACTAAAACAAAAACGCCGAACACTTTTCTAGGAGTTACGACCGACCAGTTTGGAAGACGACTGCAATACCACGTCCTCGAAGAGCTCAACGAGTTCGCAACCAAAGGCGAATCGAAGCCTATTGACGTTCGCGACGAAAACGGACGGCGGCAAGTCTTCCATGTCTACAACCCAAAGCGAGTATTGCAAACCAGAGGCGTGACACAACTGGCACCAGTCTTTGCATACGCTGGCATGTTAGAAGACATCAACTTCGCCAAGCTAGTGCAACAGCAGGTTGTGTCCTGCTTTGCGATCTTCCGAAAGCAAGGTTTAACTCCTGCGATGCAGATGGCTGGATACGGCGAGTCGTCAATCGAAACGACTCCAGCCGGTACGCGGCAGATTGAAGGCATCAGCCCAGGTATGGAGATCATTGGAAACCCTGGTGAAGAGTTGCAAGGCTTTTCGCCAGACGTTCCAAACAGCGGCTACTTCGAGCAAGTCAAATTGATTCTGCAAGTCCTCGGAGTCAACTTCGGTTTGCCATTGTGCTTGGTCTTGATGGACGGCAGCGAGACGAACTTTTCTGGATGGCGTGGAGCTGTCGACGAAGCGCGTAAAGGATTCGTGGCCGATCAATTGAACCTCGTTCGACGGCTGCACAAACCCGCCTACGAATGGTGGTTGTCTCAGCTAATCGAGGAAGATAAAGAGCTTCGAAACTGGTCTGAAAAGTCCAAGGTAAAGATGTACGGTCACAATTGGAACTTGCCTACGTGGAGCTATATCGAGCCAGTAGCAGACGCAGAAGGCGATGCAACGCAACTACGCAACGCACTCACAAGCCCACGACGATTGCACAATGCTCGCGGTGGTGACTGGGAAGAGACAGCGGACGAGATTGTTGAAGATAACTTCTATGCAATCGACAAGGCTGCAAAGAAGGCAGACGAATTCAATAAGGCTAACCCGACAAGCCCACCGATCAATTGGCGTGATCTGATGCCGTTGGTAATGCCCGCAGGTCAAACAATCTCGCTTCAGGATCCAGCGTTAATGGAGTCGCAGGCAGCTAGTGCAGCATCGGAATCTGGCGAACCGGTACCGACAGGTGAGTTCGCTGGAATAAGTACATTGCAATGGAATCGCAATCGCAAGGCTATTCAGAAAATTTTACAAGAGCTTGCAAGTGGTCAAACAAGCGAGGCGGCAGCACGAGTCTTCCTTGGCGGTATTGGATTAGCTGAAGCAAGCGTGAACGCACTTATTGCAGACGCAACTGACGGTCAAGTACAAACACCGGAGGTGCTCGCAGATGTCTAACGAGATCACAATCGGAGAGATCGGAAGCGAAGGAACAACCGCAATGGATGTTCGTAGCTTCCTAGCTAATTGCGATCCGATGAAGCCGATTACGGTACGAATCCACAGTGAAGGCGGCGAAGTATTCGAAGGCTTCGCAATGTACGACGCTTTCAAAAACTACACAGGGCAGAAACGATGCGTGATTGAGTCCGCAGCGTTCTCGATTGCTTCTTATGTCGCTATGGCGTTCGACCAAGTTGAGATTGCCAGCAACGGATATTTGATGATTCATAACCCTTGGTCGGTAACAGAGGGTGACGACGCAGAACACGCAAAGAATGCAATGCTTCTAGCGAAGTTGAAAGAGTCAATGGTTGGTGCATACACCGAGAAAACTGGCAAGAGTGCAGACGACATTTTGAGCGTTATGAAGAACGAAACATTCTTCAACGCTCAAGAAGCTTTAGCGTTTGGTCTAGTCAACTCAATCGCTAATAAACCAGTGCGAGCTACAGCGTTTGCACGTAAACGAAACATGCCGCAACGTGTGTTTGCTTCGTTGTTCGAAGCAGACGTTGATGGCAACAAGGAACCGCTACAAAGGAGAAATACCATGAGCGATTCGCAACCCGTTGCCGCGACGATTCAAGAAATCAAGCGAGCATTCCCAAAGGCGAAAGCCGAGTTCATTGTGAAGTGCATGGAGCAGCAAATGCCTATGCCGCAAGTTGCTGCTACAGCAGTCGAAGAAACGATGGCCGAAAACGATTCCCTTATGGCTCGAATCTCTGCACTAGAAACCGAAATGGCAGCGATGAAAGCTAAGGCTGCCGTTGAGGTAGAAGTCGAGCCAGAGATGCCTGTTGAAGAGCCTGTAGCTAAAGCCAAGTCTGGCGTGGCTCCAGTCGCGAAGGCAAAGTCTGTAGGCGGTATTTCAGCAAAGGCTCGTTGGTCTGATCTGATTCAAGCCAAAATCGCTTCTGGCTACGCCAAGAGCAAAGCAGTCGTTGCAGTCAACAAAGAAAACCCAGGACTACGCGAGCAAATGCTTGCTGAAGTCAACTGCTAAACCAAACAACAACTTCAAAGTTAAAGGAATAGAAAATGAGTCAATACGTTGACAGCAGCACAAAAGCGTTCACCGCAGCGGGAACGATCAAGCAATACGCACGCGTAACACTCGGCAGCGGTGGCACGATCACGGAAGCAGGATTGGCCGTTAAGGATATCGGAACAGCGATGGAGCCAGCAGTTTCTGGCGATGTCATTAGCGTCCGTCTACGAACTGCAAACGGCACTCATAAGATGATCGCTATTGAAGCTCTTGCAGCAGGCGCAACTCTGTACACAGAAACTGACGGTAAAGTTCAAGACACAGCCGCCACAACTGCTTTTCAAATCGGCACAGCACTCGAAGCGGCAACCGCAGACGGTGACATTATTGAAGTACTTTACAACGCTCACGGCGACACCGCAGCGTAACCAAACCCCAGGCGTGACTTGGGCGGCGTTGGAGTAGCTACCAGCAAAGCCCGGTCACTTTTAATCAGTAGTTTGTTTTGCCTGGGGAAAGGTAAAGCAAATGCCAACATCAGTTACAAGTTTAGCAACACTAAGACCAGACTTAGCGGCAAGTTTCGAAGCGTTCGATCTTGAAGCAGAAAAGGCTGGCTACATCGCACGGAAGGTTTTACCGACCGTTGACGTAGCTTCGCAAGCAGGAAACTTTGGAAAGATTCCTCTTGAACAATTATTGCAGCAGCGCGATACAAAGCGTGCTCCAGGTAGCGGGTACGCTCGCGGCAATTTCACTTTCGACGACTCGACTTACTCCTGCGAAGAGCACGGAGCAGAAGAGCCAATCGACGATCGCGAGGCAAAGATGTATGCAGAATACTTCGATGCGGAAACGGTCGCTTCTCAAAGGGCATACAACTCCGTTTTGGCTAACGCTGAAAAACGAGTTGCTGATGCTATTTTCAACACCTCCACTTGGACAGGTTCCGCTCTAACGACGGACGTGTCCAGCGTCCCTTGGGCAACTATTGCAACTGCCAAGCCTTTGACAAACGTCGAAGCAGCAGTGCAAAAGGTTTACGACGGTTCTGGATTGTGGCCTAACGCTCTTGTTATCAACAAGAAGGTTTTCCGCAATCTTCGCAACACTCCTGAAGTTATCGACCGGATTGCTTCAAGCGGTGCTGGCGATCGTAACCTGGCAAGCGATGTTACTTTGCAGATGCTGGCTCAAGCATTTGACCTTGACTACATCATCGTAGCAGGTGGAAGCATCAACAGTGCCAAGGAAGGTCAATCGGCTTCGGTTGGGCAAATCTGGTCAAGCACCTACGCAATGGTTTGCCGAGTCGCAACATCCAGCGATTTCCGTGAGCCATGCATTGGAAGAACATTCCATTGGGGTGCTGACGGTTCGAGCATTGACGGTGCGATTGAAAGCTACCGTGATGAAGTAGTGCGAGCAAATATCATCCGAGTTCGCCACGACGTGGACGAGGTGATTTTGTACGCACAGGCTGGTCACTTGCTGAAGATCGCCTAGTAATGCCAACCCGCTTCGAGCAGCACTTGCGCAGGACTGTTGTACCAAATCTGGTGCGGCAGTTTGGCGAGTCAGCGGAATACTTTCCTTGCAATGGAGAGTCTCGAACCATCGAAGTTTTGGTGATTCGAGATCCGTTGTCAATTGCTTCCGAAGTGGGTGAAGTGCTGGTAAATGCTCTTGTCGTTCGTGTCAAAAACGCAAGCGATGGGATTACGGCAGATGAGTTAGACACCGGCGGCGACAAGCTGCTAATTGCGTTACGAAGTGGTGGTGATACTTCACTTCGTTCCATTGTTCAACTGTTATCGGACGCTAATGGTTTTCTACGTTTGCTGGTGCAATAAATGGCTTACACGGTCATCGAATCCATAGCTAGAGAGATCGTCAGCAGGCTTGAGCAAATCAAGATTGCAAACGGCTATGCATTCAATGTGACAAGTGTTATACGGCCAAATCGCAACGCAACTTGGACACCGGAAGATAGGTTAATACTTGTCAAGCAAGGCGATTCGACAAAGAACGAAGCGTTAAGCTGTCCAGGTAATCCACCAGCAATGGCATTCGACACCACTTTCGAATTGTGCGGTTTCGTTCGCACTAGCGACTTTTGCAGCAAAGAGTACGAGTCCATCGAAAACGATCGCGGTGCTCAGATTATCAAAGCGATCACGACTGAAGCCACCGACCCCAGCATGTGGTACACGTTCGCAAGTAACGCAATCATCTCTGACATTATAGAGGTCCGTTCGTTTGAAGAATCGGAAAGCCATAACGGCGTGATTGTGTCTCTGTCTGTCACACACAGGCAGGACGAAAACAACCCTTACAACGTGAGGGCGTGATATGAAGATAGACATAAATTCGCAATCGCTAGCCGCAGTCAGAAAAACGATCGAAAGCCTCGGTGCGAACATCAAGAGAGAGCTAAACGTTGCTGTAAATAAAACAGCTAAGCAGGTAAAGATCAAAGCAGCACGTAAGCTAAAGAGCGTTATCCCAGTTCCTGTGAAGGTGCTGAAAAAAGCAATCGCAGTAAGCAAAAAATCTGACGTTGCGAATCTGACTTCCGAGATCCTGATGATCGAAGGATATCCGATTCCTTTGCGATACTTCGGAGCCAAGCAAACCCAGAAAGGCGTGACGTATAAAAAGTCAGGGCCAGATAAAGGACGCGGGAACTTACCTGGAGCGTTCATGCTTCATGGTTACTTCCCAATGGTTTACAAGCGCACGACGAAAAAGCGTTTTCCTCTTGCTAAACAAAACGGTCCAGCACCAAGCAATTACTACCAATCTGCCGGTGTCACAGACCTAGCTCTAGATACAGCTCGCGACCAACTGCCCAAGCAGATTAACGAGCGAATCAGATTCTTAACCTTAAAAGCTAAAGGCCAATTGAAAGGCAAACAGAAATGACACTACTGAAACGCAAGCGAGTATTGGCCGCAAAGATCGAAGCAACACCGGGCACTGCAGAAACGCTTTCCGGTACTGACGCTTCCTTCAACGTCTACAACCTCATGGCACAACAAGAAATCGAACTTGAGACTCGGGAAGCTCAGGGCGGTTTTGGCATGCTCAACTCTGTCGTCGGTGGCTATAAAGGACGAATCACGTTCTCCTGCGATTTCTCGTGGGACGGTACAGCAACCGAGCCATCGTGGGCCGATACGTTCCTTCCTGCATGCGGTTGGGTGAAATCTGGTCAAGTATTCACTCCACGCACGGAGGACGTAGGGGCAAACGTCAAGACACTGACGATCGCGATCTACCAAGACGGGATGCGGAAGATTCTAGCCGGTGCTGTTGGAAACTTCCAGATGCTTTCACCGACTGGACGGACAGCCGTTTGCAATTTCGACTTCCAAGGGATTTGGCAATCACCAACAGACGTGACGATTCTTGCTCCAACCTATCCAACTGCCAAGGGATTGCGATACGCATCGTCAACAACTACTTGGGCAAGTAGTGCGTTGTGTTTAGAGAATCTGACTCTAGATTCCGGTAACACAATCGTGATGAAGGAATGCGCGTCAACCGTGTCTGGTTACGATCACGGACTTATCACGAATCGAGTCGTTACAGTCGCAGGAAATCCAGAAGCTCGATTGGTTGCAGGTCAAGATCGCTTTGGTCAATACCTCGCCATGAGCGAAGACGTTCTCACGTGGAGTCTCGACGGTCCAACCAACGCGGTCGCAGTCTTCAACGCACCGAAAGCCCAGATCATCGACATCCAGGAAGGTGATCGAAACATGTTTGTTACTGACGAAATCACATGGCAATGCAACCGAAACGGAAGCAATATTGACCAAGAAATCTCTCTTACGTTTACCGCAGCTACCTAATGCCAGTTTTTTTAGAACCGGACCAGTCTTTTCCGATTGTACTAGATTGCGACAAAGACAAACCCAAAGAGTCGCAACCGACATTCCTCGTCAAATCGCAATCCATGCGAGGGCAGCGAGAAGTGTTACGCGTGCTAGATGCAGCAACAGACGCAGCCAACGAATCGCTGACTGTAAACGAAATGTTCGAAATGACGATCACCATGCTTTGTAAAGTCATGGTCGGTTGGAGAAACATGGGAAACCATCAGTTCAGCCGCGAAGCAATCGAAGACATCCTGAGCTTTAACGAAGCTCGCGAACTACTTCGCAAGGTTGCATACAACCAAGCAATTCAGCACGAAGAAAAAAAAAGCTAAGACTAGCGGCAATGATTCGGCAGGGCTTGCTCTGTCGCAACTGCACTATCAAGACATGCAAGGATAAAGGTACTGAGAGTGAACCAATTACAGTCGAGTGCCCAACTTGCAACGGCAACGGATGCGACCAGTGTAGCGATGGCTCTCTCGATGTCGTTGGCTGTCCTAATGTGCAATGCGGAGATGTGGCCTACGTTGCTCGGCTTGCTGACCTATTCGAAAAAGGCATGCCACCTATTGCTGGTGGTGCTCTTGACCAGTCGGCTTGGTTTCTTGATGCGGTCTCTTTCCTCCGATCCGACGAAGCACAATTAAAGGCGAAATCAGATGGCGAGTGAAAGCGTTAAGATTCTAATTGAAGCCGAGGACTTAGCGTCTGCCAAGATCGCTCAGGCGTCGCAGAAGATCGAACAAAACGTCAAGGATATCAAGAGCGTTGGGCAGAAAGCAAAAGCGTCAACGGAGTTTATAGGTCAGTTAGCCAATCAACTTGGTGGGTCTGAGATCGCTGGTTTTGCTGGTCAATTAGCAGGACTCACGGAAAAGGTGAGCCAGTTTTCCGAAGTATCTAAAGCTGGCGGTGCTGGAGCATTTGCGTTCAAGGCTGGTATCGTTGGTCTTGTCGGTGCAATGTCTTTCGGTTTTGGGCAAGCGATCGGAAACGCAATCTTCGAAACAGATCGTTGGAAGAAAGAACTACAGGATGCTACCGAAGCATCAAAGAAACTAAACGCTGAACTGATTCGTTTTTCTGATCTTCGTATAGGTGATCAGATTCAGTCTATCTCGCTTCTTGGCAGTCCGGAGGAACAAGAAAAAGCAACGGCGGCTTTAGTTGAGAGTCTACGTGATCAAGCACGAAAAGCGGCGAAGATATCAGCCGATAGCCGAGCAGAATTGAAGGCAATGTCTACTTTTGATGACGACGCAAACATTTTTGGGTCGCTCGGTGTTGAGACGAATGCAAAGCAACGACGCGACGAACTAGAGCTACAAATTAAACTCCAAGACGACTTGTCAAACTCAATCTCAAAGCAAGCTGTTGAATTAGAACGCAAGCTAAATTTTGAGATACAGAATGCTAAAGTCGCAAAGCAAACGGCAGAAACTCAGGCATCCTCAAACTACATCGCATCGCTACGCGAACAGCTCGCAATCGAAAAAGCCATTGGAGACGAGAAGTTCAAACTCGAAGCACAGAAGACCGCAGTTGGTGCAGACGTTGGCGTGGCTGCCGATTTACTAAAGCAGATCGAGGCACAAAAGCAACTCGTCGAAGCCGACAAGAAAGCCGCACAAGAAAAAGAACAGAAGATCAAAGAGGAAGAAGCAAGTCGAAAACGCATTCTTGATTTAATTGCAAACGAAAACCAAAAAAACCAAGAGCGACTAGTTTTACTTGGACGCGGAACAGATGTTATTGCAGAAATGCAGAAGAAGCTGGCTGATCCAGCCACAACGCAATCGGAAGCCGAACGTCTAAAGATACAGACGAAGATACTGCAAGATCTAGATCGTCAACGCGGAACAGAATCGCAAATGCAATCAGAAAGATTGCAAGCCGCTAAAGCGATCGCATTTATTCAGCAAGGCGTTTCGCAAACAGAAGCAAAGCGACTAGCAGCAGAATCCGAGCGCATCAGCAAGCTAGAAAAGAACAAGCAGAACGAAGCCGAGATCAATAAGACTTTAATGCAGCCGCAAGAGGCTTTCCAATCTCGTTTCTTAACTCGTGGTCCAATGGCAAATCCAAACGAGCGACTCGAAAAGGAAGCGGAGAAGCAAACGCGACTTCAAGAAGAACAAAGGAAACTATTAGAGGCTTTGCGTGAAAACACCAAACCACGACCAGTCAACGTCAAAGATGTGCGATTGGAGGTGGTCGGTTAAATGCCAACAGTCAACCAAGCTATCAAGATGTGGAGCAACCAGTCCTCAAACGCAACGACATCCGAGAACTTCCGCAAGCTTGAAGTCACTTTCTCCGAGACGTACCAGATCACGACTTCCGCAGACGCGGGCGAGCTTGACGTTTACACGCAGGCCGGATTGCCTGGAGTGGCTCAACCCTATCCAGGCTTCCCGTTTGTTGTCGCGGAGGGTGCACAACTGCAGCGAGTGTCTCCGATATTCTGGCTAGCCACAATTGAATACCGTGGAGAGATTGGAGGCATCGCACAAACGAGCGGAGGCAGCGAGCCATCGAATCCTACTTCTCCACTCTATGCACCGCCACGCATCACCTGGGACGATGTGGAAACCTCTGAGGATATCGACGTAGACTTTGACGGAGATCCGATCACCAACACCGCAGGGCAACCCGTAAAAGGTGTCAAAGCTTTGTTCTCCGATCAGTTGCTGACGGTTACGCGTAACTTCTTGGTGTTCAACACCTACACGCAAGCCGTTTACAGGAGATCGGTAAACTCCGACACGTTCCTAGGTTGGCCACCAGGCACCTGTAAATTGATGAAGTTGTCCGCGCAAAACGTGATCACGCAATCCGCAGGTGGAAACGAGCCATCCTTTGGCTACTGGACCGTTACGGGTGTGTTTCAATTTAGATTTCCGTACAACACGACACCGGATAAAGCTTGGTATGCGAGATATGTCAGTACTGGATTGAAGCAAAAAGACTCTCTAGGGCGTCTGGTTGATGTCGTCGACGACAACAAACTTATTGTAACGACACCGTTTTACCTAGATGCAAACGGCAGAAAAACCACAACACCGTATTGGATTGAAACGAAACTATACGGTTCATTACCTTACAACGCACTGGGACTAATCTAATGGCAAATTTAAGTCAAACCCCCGCGAACGTCGCAATGGCAGGACCCGGACGAGTCAGAGTGGTACAGGTCGGTGAAGCAGTCACGCAAGGGCAACCCGGCTACTTGCTGACCTCGGATGGAAAATACTATCAAGCGGACGCAAACGTATCTGCTGTCGTAGCTAGAGCTGTTGGTATCTTCCTGACTGCAGCAGCGACAAACGGGTACGCAGTATTTGCGGAAGGTGCAGGGCTTACGATTAATCTTGGTGCAACTTTGGTTGTCGGAGAAACCTATTGCGTCAGCGCTACGAAGGGAGCCATTGCACCTATTGCCGATTTAACAACAGGTGATTTTCCATGTATTATCGGGACGGCAGCGACAGTATCTTCGCTGGTGACGGTATTCAGCTTCGCGGGTGTAGCTAAATAATGTCTGAGACTTACAGCGTTCTAAAGCCAGCGTTTGCAGACAAGCTAATTGAGCTCGTCCGTTGGTGGGAACGCTTGCCCGATTCGCAATCGACTGACACGGTAACGATCCAAAAGCCGATCTTTTTCCGTAACGATTCAGGAGTCACGATACCACCGTATGGAGCCGTGCAGCTTAGCGGAACAATCGAATCCGGAGTACTTAACTACTCGACGGTAGAGCAAGCCTACGACTACGCGGCAACACAGTCAATTGTCGTTTTCAATAATGCTTTCGAAGTACTCAACGGAGAATACGGTTCAGGACAAGTTGGGCCAGTCTTTACAGCAATTCATGATGCAGCGATTACCTACAACGTCGGAGATCGGATGGGTTGGAAGTCTTCAGCGTTCACACTTGGGCTGGGTGCTCCGTTAGTATTTCTTGGTCTCGATGATGTTGCTTCCAATGCATGCAAGGTAGCTTGGGATCATTCCTGCATGATGGGGCAATCGATTCTATCGATATCGTCTAACGCAAGCGGAAACGTGTACCGACGAAAAGCGGCATCTGGCACGTTCACGACGGATACGACACGGACGTACCTAGCATACAACGACTCGACTACTGCGATCACAGCAGACTCACGCATAATCCTTTTTCCGGTAGACGGTCGTTGGATTGCGGTCGAGGTGTGCTAGATGGGAAAAATCGGCAAGTGCTGTTGCATAACGCAATGCCTCTGCGACGACGCGTGGGGTTTGTCGGATTGGGATTTTGCCGTTTTTGGAAAATCGTTTTCCGGTGGATTTAATCCAGCGACTGTCGATTCAGAAACATGTGAGCGGGCTGGTGATGACTGTATTTACGATAGTCCGGTTTTGGTTGTCGATACTTTAGAAAACGGAGGATGGGTTGATTTTGCAGCACCTAACCTATCTGGACGCTGTTTGTGCAGTAGCTGCGGAGGTCATGGTGGATTAAAGGCAGTTGGTTGGCAAAGAAGCTCAGCCTACTCTTCGAGAGTAGCAGTTTGGCACCACGTTCAAACCTACGCTTCTGCTGCTATTGCGTCCTGCGGCACGAACCAAGTTAAGTTTGTGGTTGTAGTTATATACTCGGTAACAAGAATCGTTTCCGCGATCGAACGAGCTTCTAACCGATACAAGCGAGTTGAAAGAGACTGCGATGCTGGAACGCAAGAAATTGTAGGTGATTGGGTTTATTCTTGCGGAGACATTGACGACTATATCATTTCAGTGACTCCACAATTACCATGCGATTGGCCTCAGCTAGAAACCGCATCGCTTTGCCCTCAGATAGACAATCCGACAGATCCACTTTGCGAAAGCAATGATCCAGCGTGGTTTGCTTTTGAGAGAGTCAGATACCAATGCGTTTCTGGAGTTTGCACTACGTTATCAGACACAGAGGACCTCGCTTGCTTACTTGGAAGCTTGGATGGAGGATGCGATTGCACTCAACCATTTCAGACGTGCACATTTGGCGTTACGATCGATCCATTGACAGGTTTTCGAGCAAATAGAAGACAGTATCAAGTGACTTGGGAATCCGAGTGCTACGACTGCGATTCTATTCCGTCAGCAGTGACACTTGAACGGATTGCCAGTGTTCCGATTATTGCGTTGACTGGCGACGTTACTTTGAATGTTTTCAATTCAGCTACCGGATCAGGTTGCGGCACAGCTCCAGCGGTTACGATTACTATTCCTTTTACACTTACTCTGAATGTGTCGTAATGCCAGTAGAGACTTTGGTCGTAAATCTAACCAGAGAGGAAACGATTGCTAGGCTAGAGCGTATGGGCACATTTATAAACAGGGAAGCAGGCGAGCAAGACGCACAAAGCTACGTGCCGATTTTGCAAGAGACAATCTTAGATCGTCAGCGCGAACACTGGTCAAGACTTCACACGACGACTTTTACCCCAGAAGAGTTTGAAGCCTGGATCTTAGCTATCCCAGGCTGTTCGACATGCCTACGAGATTTCAGAAAGCTACTTGAAATCAATCCTCCACGCTTCGACGATTGGCAATGCTGGACTTGGGAAGCCCATAACGCAGTCAACGCAAAACTCGGTAAGCCAGAGATCGAATGGAATGAAGCTTGCGAGCTATGGAATTGGAACCCGCAAAAGGAATGAACAACAATGACCCCACCGAAAACAGCAGCTAGAATCCTGGCCGAAGAGTTATGCGCAAAGTATCCAGACCACTCCAATTTAGGACTGGCAAAGAAACTCCGCACCGATCACCCTGAATGTTTTTCTAGTGCAGAGCAGGCGAGAGGTTTCATTCGAATGATACGCGGCGCTCACGGAAAGAGAAGCAAGCGGCAAGCGACACAACCTAGGCCGAAAGGTCATGCTGGGACTAAGCCTAAGCTTCCGCCGTCGCTTGCCGAATCGTGGTTGCCGTTCGATCTAGGAAGTGATTGCACGGTAGGTGTTATCAGCGACACGCATATACCGTATCACTCCGAGTCAGCACTTTACTCCGCAGTAAACACGCTGAAAAAGCGCAAGCCAACATTCCTACTGATCAACGGAGATTTCGCAGATTTCTACCAAATTTCAAGATGGCAAAAACATCCCGAACGACGCCGATTTTCCGAAGAGAGAAAGTCCATTATTGAAGCGCTCAATTTTCTTCGAGATGCATTCGGACGCGATTGCCGCATTGTGTACAAACTAGGAAACCATGAGGAACGATGGAACCATTTCATATGGAATCGTGCTCCTGAGATTTACGACATACCAGCCGCACAGATCGACACTCTTCTAGAGTTCGAAAAGAACGGTATCGAACTGGTAACGGATCAACGTGTTGTACTTGCTGGCAAGCTTGCAATCGCACACGGACACGAATTAGGCCGAGGAATCTTTTCGCCAGTCAATCCCGCTCGTGGAGCTTTTCTTCGCACGCATCACACAATTTTGGTTGGCCATTCGCATCAGACTTCAGGGCACGCCGACACCAACCTTTGGCACGATGAAACGTTCGTTTGGTCAACTGGTTGTTTGTGTGATCTAAATCCAGAATACGCTAGAGTCAATCGTTGGAACCACGGGTTCGCATTTGTCGAGGTTTACAAAGATTCGACGTTCGATGTGCACAACATGCGTGTTAGTCGAAACGGAGCAGTGAGATCAGCATGAAAGCCACACCATCAATCGGAGATATTGTCGAGGTAGTTTTCCTCGACCACGCTGAAGGCCCACAAACACTCTCCTTTCGCGTCTTCGGCAGACTAGCTGCAAAGACTCGACTTACCTACGTGATCGACTGCTGGGAGCCTGAGGACGCTTCTACAGACGATGCGAACGGTTTCAACCGACACCAGTATTCGATCCTGAGAAAAACGATCAAAGAGCTCCACATCTTGAAACGAAAATAGGCTAGTTTTTGTTACAAAAATAATTCCGAAAATCTTTTCCTCATGCTGTTGACTACCGGACGCCGATACGGTATAATAACTACATCAGACGGCAGCAACGCAAACAAGGAAACGAAAAATGACTAAGGCAGCAAAAATAATCGCAGCTCTTCAAGTTGAACTAGTAGCAGCAATCGCAACAAAAGACGCAGCTAATGAAGCAATGGATGCAGATCGATTCTATGCAGCTTGCGAACGAGTTCGAGACATCGAAGCAGAAATCGAACTAGCAGGTCGAGGCAAGTCAAGCGTGTGCAGCGTTACAAAGGAATTAGTAAGCAGCAACGCTGACTGACTAAACTCACTGACGAGCTGGCGAGACTCCAGCGAAACGGCTTAGGCCGTCTGAGTAAATTCAGCCGCAAGGCCCGCCTCGACGGTTTCGAGCTTTGGAGATGAAAAATGATGGCAACAATGACCGCTCAAGAATTCGTAAACTCAATTGAATTTCCTTGTTTCTTTTTTGCTGGCAACGGCGCACCAGCGGGACAAACATACGCAATCTTGGAAAACACAGAATTACCTGTGAACCTTGAAGACGTAAAAGGTGAGATCGAAGCAGACGGAGGTTTTATCTGCACGAATCACGACGACGGCAAAGGCGGCTGGAATCACAGCGACCAAAGAGGAAACACAATCACCAAGATTCAAATCTACAGCGATAAGAAGCTTTGGGAACGTGAATACGCAGAATGGATGGGCGAATAATGCCAGACGCAAACGATTGGATACGAGACTCGGTAGCCAACGCTGCCGAGTCACAAGGCCTAACGGCTTACGCAATCGCCAAGCTACTCAACGGATCGCCAACCGAAGAAACGGTAAAACGGTATATTGCCAAACGTTGCCATCTTGGCACGCAGCATGTGTCGAAAATCTGCGATGTGCTGGGTTTGGATTTGAAAGCGAGGAAGAGGAAGTAGTTCTTGATTTAGTTTACGCAGTCAAGCATAATTGGAGCATGATTGCAAAAATAGACAAAAACTGGATTACGGTAAAAGAGGCTGCGGAAATAATCGGATGCTCCAACGGTCACGTTCGGCATTTGATTGACGGCCAAAAATTGGTCGCCAAAAAGTTTGGAAACTGCTGGGCTATCGAATTCAAAGCAGCGGAGAAAGTCGCAAGAACTCCAGCGAAAACAGGCCGTCCAAGAAAAGTGCAAAAAAACTAGGTAACCCCTATTGCATGTTTACGCAGTAATGCGTAAAGTATTCGGCAGTGATACAGAAAGCGAGTTCTTCAACGACTTTTGAGTGCATGGCGAGTATCGCTAACGGATGCACGGAAACGGAATCTATTCGTGAAAGATCCTAAACGGATTTTGACAGACGCCGAAAAGCTGCAGGTGTTGATTTCTTATTCGTATCGATGCCAAGGCGATGGGTGCGAGTTCCCTGTATTGACCGAGAGCAGTAAGTACGAATTTCATCATGTGAAGCCGCACAGTGAAGGCGGATCAACGGTTCCGATGAATCACGTTCCTTTGTGCGTATCGTGCCACAAAAAAGCACACATGAAAGATGTGGCATTGCAGTTCGGAACGCCTTGGACTGAGTTGAGGGAGTGGCAACGCGAAGCTTTAGAAAGATACATTGCAGACTATGACGATTTACACACGTGGGTTTTGGAAGCCGCTCCTGGTGCTGGCAAGAGCTTGTTTGCTGCATCAACAGCAAACTACGTTCTGAATAATTCTTCCATCGATCACGTTGTTTGCATCGCTCCTTGGGTTCCGATTATCAGATCGTTAAAAGCAAACTTTGGCTGCTACGACTTGAGTGTTAGTGAGAAGTTTCATTATGACAAGTCAAGAGGTGTGTTGCAGCAAACTCCGGCTGCGGATGTGACGATTGAAACCTACCAAGGCTTTTGCGGTCAGTTGACTGTAGACCTAATTAAGAAGTGGAAGGATTCTAAGGATTGGTCTTTTTTCTTAATTCTAGATGAGGTGCATCACACTAACACGGAGTCTGGTAAGTGGGGGACTTTCCTGGACCCGATAGCGAAGCTCGCGGATAAAGTTTTAGTGATGTCTGGAACCTACTTCAGAAGCGACAGTAAACCAATTGCGTTTTTGGAGTACGTTGGCGACAGGCCAAAGAGAAACTACGAAATAGACTACAAGGAGTGTGTAGCAAAGCGGTATACAAGACAGGTTTCTTTTCGCTACCACAATCCGTCTTTGGAAGTGCATAGCCACAAGAACCAAAAGTCCAGGCGATATAAACTGTCCAGCATTCCGAAGGCGTCTCCGAAGATGATGGCTGTAGTCAGGAACGAAGTTTTAGACCCAAAGGGAGTCCATGTCGAGTCAATGATACTGGACGCATGGAGAGAGCTGCAGACGATGCGTAAAAAATGGCATGACGCAGCGTGTCTTGTTGTGTGCCGTGGTGGTGCAAGTGAAGGGGACGAAGAGCGTAACGTTCACTTGGTCGCGCAAAAGATATCGAAGCTTACCTCTGCTGATGTGGTTACTGTCACGAGTGATGATAGAGCTAGTCGTGGAGCGATCGACGCTTTTGTAGGCGGCTCTGAAGCTTTCCTGTGTGCGATCAGGATGGTTTCGGAAGGTGTTGATATACCCAGAGTGAGAATGGTGTTGTTCCTGTCATACACCGAATCGGAAATGCTTTTTCGGCAAATCGTAGGAAGGTCAGTTCGGTGGATAAAACACAAGGAAGACGACACGGCAGCATTGGTGATAATGCCAAAATTTTCAGTTATGGCTGAATTTGCAGAACGCTTTGAGGATGAAGCAAAGCAGGGTATTAGAGAGATGCCTGTCAGAATACCAGAGCCAAGCGACAGAGGTTTTGGCGGAACGTGTCAAAAGTGCTTTTCTGATCCATGCAAATGCTTTGTGGTGATTGATTCTGAAGTTTCAGCTGATGGCGGACAGATTGCCACGAATTATGTAAACGAAGAGTTTATTCAGTTAGCTATGTGCGTAAGGGACATGAGCCGCGCACATCAGCACGCCAATCCAGTTCAGCTCGGGGAAGCTTTGCGATGTGCTGCAGAGGCTAAAGGGGCACTTCCTACAGTGTCGCTGGCGGATAAACGCGATCAAGCATGGCAAGGTGTTGCACGGCAAATGAACGCCATTGCTAGGCATGCCTATGGGGGAGATTACGCAGCCGCTTGGTTTAAGGAGGTTCACCAAAAGCATCACACGGACGCTGCTGAAATAAAAGCAACGTGGCGAGTCGATCAAATTCACGAGTTGCGAGACAGACTTAGACTTAGACTTGAAGAGGTGTTAAATGCTTAATTTAGACAATACACGAAACAGGATTTTCCATCGCGTTCATCGGACAGGTGAGGAGATTAAGAATGATCTACCGAATCTCATTGAGAGAGTAGTTGATAGCGGGGCGTGGAATGAAGTAATCAACCCGTCAACCATGAAGCCATTTCAAAGCGTCGGTGAGTGGTTGGTTGCGAACTACCCTCTTGGCCCAGGTGTTGGTCAGGGTCAATACGCGATCAAGTACGAAGAGTTGATACTTCTCTGCGAAACACGAACCGAGCTTTGCAAGCTGTTGAAGGACAATCGGCCAGCGAGGAAACGTGGTGGCGATCGTAAGTCTGAGGAAATCAAAATTAGGGAACCTAAGTTTGAAAAGATACCGACACCAGGAACACGTCTCTACATCGAGGAACGCCTTAAACGCGACCATCCGAAAGTCTGGCGGGAGTACTTGGATGGTGTTTATGGATCAGCGAGACAGGCTGGTATTGCTGCTGGTTTTATTAAAGACACGCACGATGCATTGATGCGGCTCAAATCCAACTGGAATAAGGCTACTAGGTCACAGCGTAAAGCTTTCATGAAGTGGATTCAGGAGGAATCGCAGTGACAACCACAGACTCGGATATTGGACCCCTCTTCGCCTACGCACGCTCCTGCGATCCCGCAACGAGCCGCGAATCAGCGATTGATACAAAGCTAGTCGCTACAGGCTTGCGATTAGTCTTCGTGCATCAAGTCAGAGAGCACGGACCATGCACGGCGAATGAAGCTGTCGAGTCTTTCGAAAACAATCATTACGCACAGTCGGTACGCAAGCGTGCTAGCGAGTGCGAGGCTTTAGGTTTAGTGCGAGTCATCGGGACTCGTGCATGCAAAGTAACAGGCAGGACGGCACAGATTTACGAGGTAATTGAATGAGCACAACAACGGAACAAAACACCACCACAAATCAAAACATGGAGGCAATTCGTCTTGCGGTCGAGGTCGTCTGCCTGATGCGACGATCCGGCTACATAGTGAAGGATGACACAGTGCTGGAAGTGATAAAGCTTTGCGGCAAGGTGGCGAAGTAGTTGCGGCAAGGTTTGGCTTGGCGCGGCGTGGCATGGCAGGCCGCAAGCGGGTTTCTTAAAAGTTTTACGAGGCGAAGTAATGCTGATGTGGTCGCTTGGTTTTTTGTTTGGCATCTTCTGGGGCGTAATGGTTTCAAGACTGTTGAGACGTTATGGAATTTGAATCGGCTTGAAGGTAAGGCTTAGCGGGAACAAGGTGTTATGCCCCCCTTAAAATAGCTAAGTTAAGTTGGTTCGATCCCAACCCGATTCATTGGTTAATGTTTTATGGAATCTTTAGGCATGGAGTGTTTTATGTTGGTACTTAGCAGGAAGAAAACGGAATCAGTTCGCATTGGAAGCGACATCGTTATCACGATTATTGAAATACGCGGGGACAAGGTACGTCTTGGGTTTAACGCACCAAAGGACGTTTCGATTCATCGTCAAGAAGTGTACGACATCATCATGCAACAAAGCGAGGAGAAAATCGCATCATGACTGCAATTCAAATGGCTACTCAGACTTACATCCGATGGATGGTGCGAAGCGACTTATCCTCAGTAGTCGCAATCGAAAAAGACGTATTTGATTATCCGTGGAGTCAGCAAGAATTCCTAATTGCACTGCGTCAACGAAACTGTATCGGCATGGTCGCAGAACGAAACGAAGAAGTCGTTGGGTACATGGTCTACGAACTTCATAAAACAAGAATTGAGTTACTGAACTTTGCAGTACGGCCACGATCACAACGGCTTGGTGTTGGTTCTGCAATGATCGAAAAGTTGAAGTCGAAACTAGCTTACGAACGACGTAGCAAGATATCGCTGGAGCTGCGTGAAAGGAACCTAGAGGGACAGTTGTTTTTTCGCCAGGCTGGTTTTTTATGTACGTCAATTTTGCATGGGTGGTATGCGGTCGAGGAAGAGTCCGTTGCGTATCGAATGCAGTTCAATACAGGAGAACTTCGAAATGGCTAACCTATACGTTCAGGTAAAGATCACTTGGTTTTTCCAAACTTCGCCAGCGTCTTTTTCGTTTTACGCAGATCCAAACAGTGACGCTTTCACCAGCGGTAGGTTTGACGATTCGCGAACGCATTATGCGGTTGTGGAGATCGTCGGCAATGAAGCGTTGACGTTGGCACAACTGAAGGCTGATCTGTCGGAAAAGTTTCGACATCAACCAGCGGTGTGGGAGGTGAAGCCGATTCGCAAGTATGAATACATTGCTGGGATTGAACGATTGAAGGAGGAGTGCGTTCATGAGTAGAAAGAAGCAGCAAGAAAAGATATCTCCGATGCGGGAGTGCAGATTGTTAAAACAGCAAGGCTACAGCGATGACGAACTATTCAAAATGGGATTCGACAGAAACATGATTCAGAAGTCAGTCGTTTCTGTTGGGGGTAATCGTGGTGGGTGTCAGTCCTATAACAGATGTGACGTTTGCGGACGCAACGTCTACTACTTGAAAAAGCACGATACGTGTCGCGCTTGTAAACTAAAGAAACAGCTAAAAGAAGAGATCGGAGTAACGTTTTGATGAACAGACAAGCACGATTAGAGGGATCTAAAGAATGGACGGACTACGGCAACGTCACTTTTTTCGAAGCAATTAAAACGCACGCTATTTTGACATCGCAACGCAATAGCTTATGCCCAGCAAAATGGGTTGTTGACGTACGTTGCGAATCCGAACCAGAAACAATCGATACGTTTGAAGTTCAAACGACTATTACGTTTGAACTTCAAACGACTATTCACGCTGAAATTTTGAATCCACGAAAGGGTATGTAATGAGTTTAATTGTCCCAGAGAATTTGGATTTATCCAAGCTGGAAGTTGCCAGCGTTGATTTAAGTCAACAGTATTGGACACCGGAAAAGGTAGGTGAGAAACGACGTATGTTTTTCTCCTGCGTTCAGGAAAGAATCGTACTGGATCAGAAGACGGGGGAAGATATCTTGCTTCCTTGTGCGGTGTTTGTTGAGCCTGTTGATGGAGAGATTCGAACGGTAGTGAACGGTTCGAAGCGGTTGGTGGCTGTGTTCGAGAACAATGAGATAGCAGTCAATACTCCGGTGCAAATCACCTACAAGGGGAAGAAGAAGAATCGGACGAATGGGAATATGAGCGATGACTGGTCTATCGTAATGCTCAAAATGCCAGGGGGTGAAAAGTGATTGATTTAGATTCACTAGTGTAGTAAGGATGCAAAATGACTAAGGATTACAAAATACGATTATTTGGAGCTAAAGCACAGTTTACGCAAGATGGCAATACTTTAGGATCAACTGACGACACGGAGATACTGGACATATCTTTTGAGAATCAGCTTCCAGGTGATGAGACGTTTATGGTTTTGCGATCAACAACTGGATGGTCTATCAACGATGCTTCCGACTTAACAAACATTTTAGAACGGGTTCATAAAGCGATTGAAGCTATAAGGGAGTTTGATGGCAATGATTGATTTAGACTCACTAATTGAGGACGTTGCGATCGTCGATCGTGACGAAGCAGCACGAGAAGAATGGTTACAGAAACGTGCTGGACGGATTACCTGCAGTCGCTTCGGTGACTTGATCGGAGAAGGGAAAGCAAAAGACGCTTTGTTTACTCAGACTGGATACGCTTACCTTCAGTTGCTTGTCGCAGAACGGTTAGGCTCGTGGTACTCATTTTCGAACAGCGCGACTCAGTGGGGAACGAATAACGAACCGATTGCAATTGACGAGTACCGAAAACTTACTGGTAACGAAGTCAATTCAACACCGTTCAATTTCTTCGAGTACAACGATTTTATCGGTGGTACTCCAGATGGATTGGTAGGTACTGATGGCACCGTTGAAGTCAAGTGTCCATTTAATCCTTCGGTGCATGTCGGAACTTTGCTGACGAAGACAGTACCGAAGGAGTACGAGTGGCAAGTCTACGGTCACATGCTGGTGACGGATCGCAAGTGGTGTGACTTTATCAGCTTCGATCCACGGATTGAAGGAAAGCAAAAAATAGCAATCGTTAGGATAGAACGAGATGATGCGAAGATTGCGTTTTTGAAGTCGAGACTGGAGTTAGCTGTGAAGGTTATGGGTGAGATGATGGATAGGTTGATTTAAGTGCGAGGAGAAGACATGGAACAAATCGAAAACGGTGGATCGAGAACTTCGGTCCAATCAATTGTTAGGAGGCGATATGTCAGAGCGATTGTTTAAGGCAAGCGAATACCGAGAAGCGGAGTCCGAGCATAAACGAAACAATCCGACAAAGGGCGACTACTGGTGGGAGGATCATTTTTGCCCTGTACTGGTCGTATTGGCAGTAGCAAAGGATTTTGTCACGGTATGTCGCAAAACAAAAGACGTGGGCGGCAACAAGTGGACGTGGGAGTTAACGCAGCCAGAGATTATGAGTCGAGCGGATTTTGTGAAAAAACTGGAGCATGGGCGTGTCGGTGGCGATCACTCATGGGCCGCAAGAGAGTTTGAGCGTGGATGTGTTTCGTCCACCTAACGCCTACCCATCACCCAGCGGCGGGGTGATGGTTTCAACGATAGAGCACCCGATCGCCGCTTGGGTGCATGGGTTTGTTATCGGGCTTGATATTATGAATTTCCAATTGAAGCATGTAAAAGGCGAGTCATCGGAAGGTATCCCGCAAGAGTGGATTGAGGTACGACGCCAAGTATCTCATACCGACTCGGTTACCCATTGCATCCCATGCACCGAAGACATTGCAGGGCTAGTTATCGAGCGGTTGAGTCCGTTGTTGTTAAGCATCTTCCAGGATGGCGAGCGTTCTGGAAAGGATTCGATTCGAGCGTCGCTACGCGATTTGATTGGGTGTTCGAAGTCACGATAACAAGTTATTAACCTGCGCGGCGCAGGTTATGCAAAACATCCGAGGGCGTCGGTGCGTCTTGAAACGGGACGCAAAACGCTGGTGAGCACTAGAGCCGCGAGTCTTCATAATCGCAATCGGTGCAGCAGGGAGGCTGGTCTCAGAGGAAGGGCCGTCCCTGCAATTTTTTGTTAGGTGTTTGTTTCGATGGCGGCGATTGGCGTAGGTTCGTCATTAGCATGCAAGCGGTTCGAGTCCGCACGCCGCCTTTTTGAATGCGTTGTAAGGAAGTTTTTTAGGATAGCACGATGCCGCGAATTAGGACGATCAAACCAGAGTTCTTCAGCCACGAGGATCTAGCTGCGAAGTCAGCTCATGCTCGTTTGCTTGCGATCGGACTACTGACTCTTGCCGATTGCGAAGGTCGGCTTCGATGGGTTCCTATGCAAGTTCATTCACAAGTCTTTCCCTGGGAAGCAGAGGTGAAAATC